GTCCTGTCCTCTTCCTTTAGCAACATCAACTAGCATCACATAATTGTGATCCTTGATTGGCTGATTATAAATTTTTACACTATCTTTTGTTGTTTCTAGTGGATCGTGTCTTCTTAATTCTAGTAAAGTGTTTGCATTAATAAGAGTATCTCCTGTACCAAAGAATGTGTTTCCAAACTCTTGATCAAATTGTACAGGTGAAGTATTAGCTACTGTAGCTTTTTTCCATTCCTCGTCTCTTCCTGGAACGTCCCACCAGTCGACTCGAAATGGAATAAATTCATTTGTTTTTTGTATTGCACCTTCCCAGATTTTATGAAAGACATTACCTAAACCGTTTGCTGTAGATGTAATAATAACTTTTGTATCTTTACCGGACGATACAACTGGATAAGTTGATGTATAAAACTCTGCGGCTCTTTCAACAAATGCAAACTCGTCAAGATAAAGTAAGTTAACAGACATACCACGAATAGATGACCCTGATGTCGCAGCAGCAACAATCCTTGAATTATTACTAAATTCAATAGACCCTTTATTAAGAGCTTTACATCCAGGTTGTAAAAAGAACGGTAAGTTTTCTAGCATGAGTGTAACTCGACCAAGCATCTCCCGGGCGGTCGCTCCCTTATTTGCCATAACAGCAATAACTTTTTCACTATTAAAAAGCGCAAACCAAAGTAGATACGCCACTGATGAAATAGATTTACCAGATTGCCGGCAGGCTAAAACAATATTAAATCTGTTTGTATTAAACTGATTAAACATTTTTTCTTGATATGGATACAGATCAAATGGAACTAAACCTTTATCAAGATGAATTACTTTACAATATTTTCTTGCAAAGTATGCAGGATCTTGCATGCATTTAGCATATTCTTTAACTTCATCATTTGTCCAATTAGTAACAACACCATCACGTTTAACACTTGGATTGCCTAAATAAGAATCATTCTTTTCCATCATCTAATCTATCTGTAATATCAATTACATTATCCTGCGCCGGCTTATTCATATCTTGTAACATTCTTTGTAAATCTACTGTAGATCCTACAAATAAATTATTTGTAGTTCCCTCAGGAGCTGTCACCTGAAGAACATCCTTCTTTTCAAATTCTTTCTTTTTCTTATGCAGATCCATAAGACGGTCATTTACATCTGAAACATTTTTAATCATACCAGATACAACTTCGAAAGCTCGGGGATGTTCTAAAGCTCTAGCTACTTCAATCATATCTTCAAGCGCAGCATTACCTTTTTCAATTAAATCGTAATAAGTTCTACGAGAATAATCAAAATCATCTTCTGGTAAATTGTCTGACTTTTTCCAATCGCTCATTTATCTAACTCTTTTTGTTCCGCTTAAAGAAGAAGCGGGTCCTGAAGGACTTGATGTAGAAGCTCTTTGTTCAATATCACGCATTGCTTTTGCTTGAGGTGATATTGTAACTCTATCTGGCTGCACTTCACGAGTTTTCTTTATTTTATTTGGATTATGATTAGGGCCATGTGGACCCATCAGTGCGCCTTTCATTGCTCCAATAAATGATTCTGAATTATATTGTTTAAATGTTAACATTATGCTGAATCCTCGTAATAGTCTATAGTTGTTGTAAATCCGAAATCACTGAATGGTGAAGCATTTAATGGATTAGGTTGTATAGTAGATCTAACTACTAATCCGTCTGAATCACCTGACAAATAATTGGTTTTATCAAAATAAATATCAGTAATTGCTTTATTAATAATATTACCAGTCCTAAACGGACCATGAAAATTAACCTTCATTCCAAAATCTAGCGTGTATATAATAGTCCGTCTTTGTTCTAATGCTCCCTCAAAATCATCTTGAAACGATACTGATTGAAGAGTTATAGCAATGTCTTCTTTGACATCCGGATGTAATTCAAATGGTTTTAAAGTTAGATTATAATGCGGGTTAAAATATGGAAGAATCTGTTCAACAATTTGTAGTGCATCATCTTGTAACTTAGCATATACATTTAATTGAAAGAATATTGTATAAGGTGCTGGTGAATATATTTTAGTAGCTTGCGTATTGCTTGTACCATATGCTTTATTATAATTATTCGATCTCGGTAAACTTCGCTCAGTGTCATATGACAAAGAAGTAATTTCAAAGGACAAACGTGGTAGTTTAAGAGATACTTTAGTGTTGTCTATTAGTGACGGATTTTCTCTAATTCGTTCAAGATATTTCTCGCGAGGGGCGTATGCTAATGGTACCTTAACCTGATCAGTAATAGTATTGTTTTTACCTTTTCGCTGGACGTATATATTATTAAAAAGCGTTCCAAAAGTTGCTACTGATTTTCTAATTCGTTCGTGATAAAAATATTGAAACATTATAAGTCCTCTGCATCGCCAAATGGATTACCTTCAGAGAAGTCTAAGAAGTCCACAAAACCAGTTAAACCACCTGAGTCATTGGCGTCAAATACATCGTTTTGACCAGATATATAGCCATCAGATTCCGATACGATTGACAAAATTCTTCTTGTTCTAGCGTCAATAACTTGGTCTGAGTCAATATCTCTACCGTAAAATGCATAAGGCGGGAATAGAAGTGCGTCATTCGCCCTATCATTTACAATTATTTTATTTCTTGTGAAGCCAATGAGGCCTGATGAATTACCCTGACCCGAAGCTATAGCACTATCAGTACCAATATGAGTAAGCTCAAGCATGCACGAGACGGCATTATATGAAACAACTTCTCCGGTGACTTTTGTAAAGTTACCGCCAACTGAAAGAATACTGGAGTCGAGTTGATATACTGTTTCGCCGACAAAGAAGTCTAGAACACCCTCCTCACCACCTGAATCAAATCCAGAATCAAGATTAAGTGTAATATTATATGCATCCCCTTCAATACCATCGATTGTAGCAATTCCAGTATCAAAGTCTTCACTTGAATAACGAAATAACTCACACCGCAGCGAATATGTAGGAACATTGCTTAATTGATAAAAAGGTAATTCATGCTCAACATGCATAATTTCAAACATAGAATTTGAAAGTGGTAAGTAAATTATATCACCTTCTCTTGGTCGTTCTTCAGTAATAATATTACTATTCTGACCAATCATATGTCTCCATCTTCGCCGCGATACTATAAATGTAGCAGCATCTCTAATCTCAACACCAAACTTTGAGAAAAGGTCACCTTCTCCATCAAATCCCTGCTGATTCTCAATATACATCTCGATTTTATAAGATGTCGAAAACCTAGAGGGAACATCTTCACCAAAGATCTTATCTTCATTGACAATCTCTCTAGGCATATAATATACGTCTTGACCATAAATCTTTAATGATTCTATGATAATGTCTTCATATAAGTTTTGTTCATTTACCGATTTATCGGCAAAATATAAATTCTTTGCCATAAATTATCCTATATAAAAATCAATCGGTAGTTCAAACTCTAATCTAAGTTTTTCTTCAAGGGCTTGGATTTCAATATTAGCGTCATCAAATATTTGGCGACCATTTAACATCACTCCACCTGGTAGAGTCATTCCTTCAAACTTCATAAGGTTTGACCCCCACTGCCTTTTAATCAAAGCTGTAGTATACATTTTTAACCACATGTCATTAAAAATAGATTTATTTCCAGATGTTGTTGACGGATCAACTATTGCATAGCACTCAGCTACAAGGTAGTCTCCAGCTTTAATATCTTTATCATCAAAATCACCAAAAATATGTAATCTATTTTGTCTACGCTGATAAGATACCTGGGGAGTTCCATTAAGCGTCATATTGATAAGATCTAAATATTGTTTCATCTGCACAAAATAATTTAATCCACCGGTAAAATTGTTTAAATTCACCATATCATTAAGCATCATCTGATATTTTATATCAAACATTCCTGCACCGGTAGAAGAGCCGACTCTAATAGGAAATAAATGTGTTACATATAATACGTTATCCGACACCGGAATATATTTATTTGTAACATCAGTTTCAGTAACTAAGTGTTTAAAGTATGTTTTAACAGTAGCATCGGAATGATATTCTTGATATACTTCAAGTGCTTCATCTATCCTGTCATCTAGCTGCTCATCAGCAACATTAATATCAATTACTGGCGAGCCTAATTTACGTAAACAATATTCTTCTAGTTGCTGTCTTGTTGTAGGTGATGCCATGCTAATGCCCCGAATTTATAATAATCTTTATTCTATTTATATAATTTTAAATAGGACTTATATTGTTTTTACGCTTAGTTTTAAACACATCAAATCCATATTTTGATGCTCCATTTGTGGATCTACCTAGAATAAAAAACTCTGTTCCATCGTTATTCCATGACATACTTTGTGCATTATAGTCCCAGTCACCAACTGCAGCATATATTTCACCAGTAGCTGTTGAATTAGCAAAAGTCGAATCGGTGTCAAATGATGTAATAGTGCCCTTTCCTGGACCTTTATCATCAATAGTATACAATTTATTATCACTATCGTTTAATGCAAATCCAGTTAGTGACGATACTGAAGGATTAAAAGTTCCATTATGTATAGCGGATTCTATTTCATTAGAATCTGATAAAATAAATTTATGTATTGTGTCTGTGCCGCTTGTTTCTGAAATATATAATGATTTACCTTTATTTTCTATTCTAACATCTGATGGCGAACCATACGAACTAACATCAAGAAATGGTACTGTTAAACCTGAATCGTCGTATGCTCCATTTATATCAGCGCTATCATTTGCAACATTTAATAATTTTCTTTTAACTACTTTGTCTTCTGTATAATAAAGCTGCGTATTATCAGCACTAAATGAGAATCCACTTGCAATATTATTTTGACTAACTGTAATATTTGAGAATGTGTTTGTTAATGCTGCTGTTGATATATCAAAATTTGTAGCCATTGAATATTCATAGATATTCTGTTTATTTGAAATATACAATTTACTTCCGCTGCTGTTAAAAGTGAGATGTTTACACTCAATAGCATTAGTAACCCCAGAAAAGTCTAAGGTCGCATCATAAAGACTCGCCCAAAGTTTTAACCTGTTAGCATCTGTTGGTAAACCGCTTATGTCATTACTCTGAGTTGAAGTATATTGATATATCTTTAAAGTAAAATTATCTAGAATATAAAATTTAGTTCCATCGTTACTGACTCCAATGTCCCAAGCACTTCTTACTTTTGAATCAGTAACATTTAACGCACTATTAGTTTGATCTCCTATTTCGTGGTCAATGAAAGATTGGTCAGAAATATCACTAATATCATATGGATTAGCTAAGTTATATTGGTAAAGGCGACCATAATTATAAAATTTGCCATAAATTACCCACAACTTTGTTCCATCATTTGAAAATTTAAATCCCTGAGGAAACCCTGTATGATAATAACATTCTCTATATAGATAATACCATACCCTTGACGTCCCGGGACGATACCTGACAAATGTTTCTATATAGCCAGCTCGGATGTATAGCGGATACGGATTTCTATTATAGTAATGCCAATTACCCCTTGTCTTTTGAAATACATGACCTAAACCAGCATCACCAGTTCTTGTTGCAGTATGCAAGACATAAGGTATTTGAAGCGTGTACTCTACAATTTTATTATAATAGAGAATAAAATATTTTGTTCCATCATGACTAAAAAAATTAGAATATGTAGGATCCCACACTGGGGCTCCATACGAAGAACTCCAGCCTCTGGGCCGGGAGCGGCCTTGGTATGTATTTTCATATCCAATTGAAGTTGCCCCAATTTTTCGCATATTAAACTCAGGATCTTGAGTAGAAGTTACGATTTGATCATGCTCAAAAAATGGTGTTTTATATTCTAGAGTTGTCAGATCATTAGGCGTGGAAAGCTCGTATTGATATATTGTACTTCGATTTGGATTGCTCACATATATGGTATTATCGCTATCATTAATATCTATTC